TTTCACTACGTGTATTCGCCATGCACTCATTCAATTTTTAAAGTCTGAGTATAATGAATCCAATATCATCAATAAGACTCGGTTGGATTCTGGACTAGACGCATCATATGGTTATCTGGATATGATGGCAGAACAGGAAGCACGTGATAACGATGAATCGGATGAGAGTGAACATGAGATGTTTGCTAAAGGCGTAGAAGGTATGGCGGTATGGGATCAATATGAATCCGAAGATTCCAGTGTTGTTGAGCATATGCACGACGAAGAATCAGAAGAACGGTATTGACATGCACCTTTCTTCGTTATAAACTCACATCGTTATTTTCAATCGAAGAAAGGAAATTAAAATGAAACTACTTCTCATTGGTGATCTACACTTCGGAGAGCAAGGTAATTCTCCGAAGTACAACCAACAGCTTCTAAATTTTATTCAGTGGGTTACAGAGAAATTTACCCCTGATAAAGTCGTGCAGTTAGGTGATTGGTTCCACCACCGTAACAAGATTCAGTTAGATACTCTTGATTATGGTGTTCTGGGTGCAAAGATGTTATCGGATACTTTTGGTAAGGATAATGTCTTTGTTCTGGCAGGCAACCACGATATCTATCATCTCAACCGACTGGACATCTCAAGTCTGGTAGCCATTGACCCGTATGTCACGGTGATCAAAGAACTAACCCATATCAAAGGATCAGACACGCTTCTTGTTCCGTGGGTTACATCAGGCGAAGAATGGGATAAGATTTTTACACATAAAGCCAAATACTGCTTGGGTCACTTTGAACTTAACGGCTTTATGGTCAACGACCACTACACAATGGAGCATGGCTACTCACCTAAGACGCTTGAGAAGTCATTCGACCTAACGGTGTCGGGTCACTACCATTCGCCTCAGAAGCAAGGACAGGTACAGTACGCTGGCACTCCTCTGCCCATCACCATGAATGAGTGCAACGAAGAACACGGTGTATGGACACTGGACACGGAAACAGGTGAACTTGAGTTTCATTTGTATGATCAGGTTAAAGTCATTTCAGTAAAATACCATGATCTCGCTGATATCATCGATACACTTGATCCGACCGCCACCACGCTACGTGTTGAGTTTCCTGATGATATGGAAGACGAGTCAGTCATCAATGATGTGCGTGAGTTGCTAGATGAAATGAAATTTCAGGGATCGAAGATTAAATATCGCGGACAAAAGGCCAAGCAGCTTTTAGAATCATCATCCGATACCGTCTCCGAAGTAGAAAACATCGACGAAGCCGTTATTGACTTCTTATCCAATAGTTCAGAAGTCAATGGTATCGACAATGACCTAATGAAGACAATATACCTACGTGCCAAAAACCTTAGTAAAGAGAGTCACGAATGATCACATTCAAGAACATTTCATTTAAAAATTTCATGTCGTTTGGGAGCCAAGCGACCGAAATCCCACTCAATGATTCAAAATCAACGCTCATTCTAGGGAAAAACCTGGATGTGGGTAATGAAGGTGAATCTGCCAACGGAGTCGGTAAGACTGCGTACATCCAAGCCATTGTCTTTTCTATTTTTGGGAAGGGCATTGATAAAATGAAGACAGATGAGTTTATCAATCTTCGCAATGGAAAGAAGCTGGAAGTGTGTCTGGATTTTGAAAAGGATGGTATAGAGTACCGAATCGAACGCTGCCGTAAGCCCAATCGTGTTAGTTTCTTCGTGGATGGACAAGATGTAACACGTGACACGATGAAAAATACAGACGAGGATATTCTAAAAGCGATTGATATCCCCTACGAAATTTTTATACGTAGTATCTTCATGAGTCCACATATTGACTCATTCCTGGCTATGACGCCCGCTGAGCAACGAAACTATGTCGAAGAGGTACTGAGCCTTGATGTTCTTGCATCACGCGCAGATGTGCTTAAAAACGTCATACGCAAGGAAATTAGCGATGAAGTGAAGTTACTTGATCGTGATATCGAAAATGCGGTAACAACCAACGACAAAATTGAAAAATCCATTATTGCTACAAAAGAAAAATCAGAGAACTTTGTACAGAACACACAGCGAACCATTGATGATATCAAACAGAATATCAAAGACCTGCCTGTGGTAGATGATGACGTGCTTGGGAAACTGACACAACTAGAACATTATCGTGTGCAAGCCAAAGAAGCATCTGATATTGCGGGGATATATGGTGTTGATCTAAGCAAGGAGAATGCCGAGTTACAAAGAATCGAGGATTTGGTTGATCGGTATGCATCACTGGTAGAAAAAGAAGAAAAACACGACGACGCATCCCAGCAGGCCGTTAGTGGGCTTGAAGAACAAATAGCCAAGCTCCCGAGGATGGATGTTCTCGAACAGGCTGTGACCACTAACAAAGGAATCGAAGAATCAAAGAAGCTACAACAACAAACCGTTCTTCCGCTTGATCAGTTCACACGGAAGGAATCAGACATCAAGGCTAAGCTAGAAGACGCAAAGACCAGAATCGAATCACTTGAAAGCGGCAAATGCCCGTACTGTGAGCAGTCACATATCGATGCTGTATTACTTGAGAAGGAGAAGAAACAACAAGTAGTAATCGAAGAATCTCTGATGGAGATTAAAAACGAAATCGCAGCGATTGACGACAAGGTTATCAAGATAATCGCTGAGTACGCCGTGTTCTATGAGACTTTTGATTCTATTGTTGCTTCGGATGGCGAAGAAGTAGCCAACAATCCAGAGAAGTTCATCACACAACACACAGATATTACCAACAAGCTACAAAATGCTCGTGATAACAACAAGAATGTTTATTCTGATATGTTAGTTGAGTTTGAAGAAAAGCATGGTGGTGTTGAAGGCATTGAAGCCAAACTCGAAGAAACCATTCAAAAAGTACAGGACTTGGAACGCGGGAAAGAACGAAGCGAAGTGATCGCTGATGACTTTGAAACATCAATCAATGCAATCATCGAATCAACGGGTTTTTCTGAGAAGAAAGATGCCGAACAGATCAGTCAAAAAGCTGATGACTTACAGAAACGGATTGAGGAAGAAGAGAAAAAAGAGAATCCTTATCATGAAACGATTGCTGATTATCAGAAGATGATGGTGGATATCACTGAACTCGAAGAACAGAAAAGGGAAAGTGATAAGGTTCTGACGCACGTCAACTACCTGATTAAACTACTGACAAACCCGAAAAGTTTTATCAGAAAGAACATCGTTGATCGGTATATCCCGTTCGTTAACAAGAAAATGAACGAATATGCAGAGCAATTGGGCTTGTCGCATGTGATCGAAATTCAATCGGACATGACGGTTTCGATGGAATATATGACGAACTCGGTGAGTTACTTCATGATGAGCCGTGGGGAACGCCTGAGAGCTAACGTAGCAGCGTCTATCGCCTTCCGTGATCTAATGAACCTACTAGGACGTAGTTCTAACCTGCTCTTAGTAGACGAGCTTCTTGACGGGTCTGCTGACGCATTCGGAATGAACGCGATATTCAACATGATCAAAGCAACGACCGATGAGGTATTCATCGTATCACACCGTGAAGAATTTAAAGATTCGGTTGATAGGCAGTTGGTTATTTCGAAATCGAACGGGTTTTCCGATATCGAGTGGGTCGGTAGATGACCCAGGGCGAATAACCACGGTATCCACACTTGAAATACAATCGAGTGTGGATTTTTCGTTTTGTAAATCACCAGTGAGATCATTTATATTTGACTCGATAACACTCATTTTTCGGTTTATACCCATTATTGTGTCGGTTAAATAACTCATATGCGTAGACATAATTACCTCTCGTTTGTGAGGGGTATTTATTCACCAACAATGGAGTAGTTGATCATATGGGTTACATAACAATGGGTATAGACCAGTCATTCACCAGTACGGGTGTTATGATTTTAGATGAAACGTACACTCGACTGCACCATGCGTGCGTTAAAACGAAGAAAGATATTGGTGGTAAAGTTGAGACTATCAACCGAGCCACGTTCATATGCACGGAGATATGCAAGCTAGTGGACGAATATAACGTAACGCATGTGGTTATCGAAGAACTGGCTTTCGCGGCTACTGGGGATGCCACTCGTAATTTGGCAGGTCTTCAGTTCATGATTGGTCGTGCGTTACTTGATAAAGGAATCACGCCTACGTTTGTCGTCCCATCACAGTTGAAGAAGTTTGCAACCGACAATGGCAGGGCATCGAAGGATGAAATGGTAGAAAGTCTTCCTGAAGTGCCCGATAATATCAGGGAGCTAGTAGCAAAAATCCCAAAATCGAAAGGACGCTATGATCTAGCGGATGCATACTGGTTGGCAATGTGGGGATGAAAGTATGAACTATAATCGAACCATGGTAGCAAACACCAAAGAAAACAAAATATTACGGAAAGCAGACAAAGACCCTGTAACTGCGTTGGTTCTTCTTTTGAACCAGTATCATGGGTTGTCGATGCGATATTTCCCGTCCGAAGAACAAAGAGCCAGTATGCAAAAATTGACACTGGATGAAATTTGTAGAGTAAAACATAGAACACCACCGACAATTGAATGTCGTGTGGATCAATGGATCAATGACGCAGATTTATGGCGATCCGATATTGATTCGATACACTCAATCTGATATGATATGGGTCTAATGGAGACTGACATATGACACAGGCAGAAGTAGCTCTTTCTTACGCAAACAGAGGCATAAAGGTATTTCCTTGCTGCACGAAGAATAAAACACCGTTAACCCATAAAGGGTTTCTTGATGCAACTGATGATATGTCGGTTGTTCAGTCGTGGTGGAATAAGCACCCGAACGCGTTAATCGGTTCTCCGAATGACCAGTTCGTAGTGCTTGATCTTGATGATTACTCTCTTGATTCAACATGTAAGTTGCTTTTTGATGTAATCGTAGATCAGCTATATTCTTCGTCTGTTTTGACAGAAAGCACTATGCGTGTGTCTACGCTAAGCGGCGGTCGTCACTTCTATTTCAAACAAAACAGTGAAATGCGCCGATCTATCAAGTCTATCGCACAAATGGATATTCTTGCTAATGGTGGCTATGTTGTACTACCCGACCAGAAAAATTATGTGTGCGAGACATCCGAAACCCCATGGGATGCTATATGTGATGACCTTTCTGACTTTGACCTAGAAGCGTTCAAAGATGTGGCGTATACAAGTCGCCAAACATCAAAAGCAATCTCCATAGTAGTCAAAGAAACGAAGAAAGCGAGTATCGGCAATGAGAAGAACCAAACAAATGGTTTTAACTCAGATCATCGCGAGTACGATAAAGTAGCCGAAGAACTACGCCGTGATGGCATCACAGGACAGACGATGGGGATCATCGACTATCAATCCGGTACGATTGAGTTTGATATTCCTGCTACTGTATATCAAAGAACCAACGTAGAATATGATAAAATCGATCCCGAATATCCTCTACTAGAAGATGGCCCTTTGACGATCAGCGCGGGCGAAATGACATCCAAGCGACTGATGACCATATTCCACAACCGTGATGTGCAGGAAAGAATGGCTAGTTTCATTGGGATTGAAACACCCTCGAAGGAAAACCCGTCTGTTTTGATGAAGTCAATTCTCCCTGGCCATGATGATTCTCATGCCTCTATGGGTGTACGTTGGAGTAACGATGGTTCTCATTTGGTGATTCGTGACTTTGCTAATTTCTTCGGGGATAAAGAAAACCAGATTGATTATAACGTGACACGTATGTACATGGTGACGCAGTACAACACCAACGTCCCTCGGATGAACACACCTGAATGGGTGACGTGGACTATGCGCCTAATGGTAGAGGCTGGTGTTCTTAAAATCACACACCTCATGCAAGATTTTATGAAATCAACACATAAGCTGACCACTGGGCAGCAGAAGACAGCTAAGGCATTCCAGTTACTTGATGCGATTAAGCGTATGTACAATGGATATGATGGCTTCACTGTCTTTGCAGACAAGTTTTCGGCGGCTTGGTGTGGTATTTCTCCTACATCAATCAACCGTAACAAGAAAGCGTTAGTGGCTCATGGGTTTCTTTCGATGGATGGAATGTACGATTGTTCTGCCGGTAAACGTGATGATGGCTTCTTTAAGACTAAATTATACAGTCTTATTTCACCGACACGGCACGAAGAATTACTCAAGACACAAGACGAAGAGATAACCACCAATGAGGAATCTATGAAAATCAACGAAGCAGTAGAGATTATCCAAACACCAAAGTCGAATGAAAAATCAAACGACATGGACGAACGCTACCCTGATATGGGTACGATGGTCAATTTGGTGGTGGATGAAAAACACCAAACTAAAATTAAGAATTTTCTTGAAGATTACGGACTCGTAGAAGGGCTACCAGAAACAAGTGATATTATGATCCCTGTTTTGGTGTCTGACACATATGAAACGGTAGAGATCAGTCAAGAAAAAACATACTTTATGGATAAGTTCGTGCTTGATACGTTAGAAGCAACAGACGGTGGAACCTTATTAGTGGCTTACGGGATTTCCCCTCCTATATCAAAACTGATCGAAGAGCTAAGCGAAGATTATGAATCTTTGATTGAAGATGGTGAGTCACTTGGTATCGTTATTTGCAACGATATAGGTGACTATGAACCTGATCTGGACTCGATGACCCTAGATTTCAATGAATATATGGGTGGTAGAATCAGCTTCAGTCAGGTTGATCTACGATATATCCACACCGATGATATTGTTAATGTGATGGATGGTCGTCGGCCTGACGAAGATACTTGATAAGACAACAACAAAAATAATTATTTAATAAAAACCAAAAAGGAAACATGATATGTTTGAAGTGATCGAACGAGGCGACATCAAAACGGCTGTTGCCACTACTGGCAACATAGAAGAAGGAATCCCCTCACTGTGAAGCGAGGGGATGATGTCAACGTTTCATGAACTGACTTTCAAACGGTGATCTCTGATTAAGGACTTGTGGTAAATCCGCTAAGTTATAGCTTTCGATGACACGAATACCAGGAGTCTTGTAGTTACGCGTCATGTAGCGCACAGAAGGAACAGCACGAGCCAACCCATGCCAGTCTATGATGATTGACTGATTGGAGCGTATACGTGCGTCGTTGGACTGTAGGATGTACGACATAATCTGTTGACGTATCTTAGATGGTGCATAACGAAGATTGATACTTAACAGCATATTATATTGGCTGATGTATTGAATCGGTACGGCCATCGGTGTCGGATCAACATCGAAAGCAGCATACTGTATCTTGCTTGGTATCCCGATCAGCAGAGTATCGGTCTTTCTAGCAGCATATGAAGGAGAAGCATACATCCCAGGAACAGTACCTAAACCAACTGCCTGTGTAGAATACCCACTATAGCCATCATATGCCTTTGCATACTCTGTTCCTGATGATGTATTGATAGTAGCCAAAAGCAAAATCCTCTTCTAAATAACTGACAATCTATTTAGGAGCATGATAATGCCGAACACAACACTACTAGAGAATAGCTGGAATCCGGTCAAGTTAGGAGGCCGTAAAGGAGGATATAACGTATCATCGTATGAAGTAAGCTCTTCGTGGTACAACCAACGTCTTCATAATACTGGTGATCGAAAAATCCGACTACAGCGTTATCATGATATGGATAATTCTACAGTAGAGATTAGTCGTGCTCTTGATATTATAGCCGAAGATGTGTCTAGTTGTAATGCGGATGATAATGAAACCTTCCTTATTAAATACCCCGATGATTCTAAAGTAAAGAAAACCTCGATTAAGTTAATGGAAGCCGTTAAAGAAACATGGCAGCGACGTACCAAGTTTGACCGAGAACTTTTCAACCGAGTACGCAAGACACTTAAATTTGGTTCTACTTTCTACTATAAGAATAAAGATGGAAGTCTTAAAGAACTAGCAACCGAAAAAATGGTCGGCTATATCCTTGATCCTGAAGATGAAGATGTCGTTACACACTATGTCTACGATAAATCACTTCCTCTTCTACATGATATGAACAAGAAAACACAAACACGTGATTTGTCTCAACGCAACCAAGAAGATAATATTGTACCCATTCCTGTTTCTGATCTAGTCGTCTTTAAGTTCGGTGATACTCCGTTTGGTGAGTCAGTGTTAGAGAAAGTGTTTAAAGTATGGCGTCAAATGACATTACTTGAAGACTCGGTTATTGTGTACCGTGTTATTCGCGCACCAGAACGTCGAATCTATTATATCGATGTCGGTAATCTTCAAGGCCCAAAACGCGAAGCAGCCATCGAAAAGCAACGTATGCGATTGATGCAGAAGCAGGCCACACGCAAAGCAGGCGAAGTAACAACTGAGTTTGATCCGCATTCCGCAGGCGAAGATATTTTCATCCCGACTAACTCAACAGGTAAAGGTTCACGCGTAGAAACACTTCCTGGTGGGCAAAATTTAGGGGAAATATCGGATTTATCGTTCTTCACCCGTAAGCTAGCAGCCGGACTTCGCATCCCCCCTTCTATGATTGATACTCATAGTGAAGAGAACAATTCGTTCTCTGATATGCGCGTTGGGCAGATGTACCAGATTGAAATGCGTTACATGGGCTACGTTAAGCGTTTCTCTGAGATTGTTTCTATGGTGCTTGACGAGAACTTCAAAGAGTTCTGCCGCCTGCGTGATATCGTTATCCCGATGGACGCATGGCTAGAAGTAGCACCATCCATGTCGTTTGCCTTATACAAAGACATCGAACTCAACCAACAGATGCTTAACGTATATAACTCAACGATGCAAATTGATGCCATGTCGCGTCGGTATGCATTACAAAAGTACATGAACTTCACACACGACGAACTAGAAGACAACGAACTGAGCAAGCTACATGAGTTCGGGTTGTCCGATGAGACAATCGAAAAGATGTTACCTGAGCATATACAGAATGCGGTATATGGTGATGGTCGCTCGTTGGCTGAGTATGGCGTCAAGGTTGACCCCCAAGCCGGAGGCGGATTCGGTGGTTTCTAAATAAGATATATAAAATATGAGGGTCATATAATGAGCGAATTTTTAAAAGAACAGGTTCAAGAAGAAGTACGTAAGAATATTCAGATGCGAATGTCTACCAATGAGTCATGGACGGATTCATTCGCTATGGGGTTTACGGCACTGAAGACTAAAATCCACCAACCTCAAATGCAACTGTTCGGAACTGAGTTTGGTATTCCTGTGTGGTTATACGATACACTAACCACGCTTAGGACTACAGCGGCTTTGGGTGTTCCTCTTGTGATAGCAATACCGATTATCGGTGTTATCGCACATAAGATCATTTCGTCTTTACGAAGGGCCAAACGAGATCGTGAATTGGTGTTACGACACCCAGAATTGATTGAGTTAGACGCTGCTGTCCGTCATTTTTCTGTCAATTATACTTACATGAGTGATGCAGAATGCTTAAAAAACTTTCGCTCTATCATCGGACGATTAGCTAAACTATCCAAAGATATACACGATGACACTGGTGTGGATGCAGCTACCAAAAAACTCATTCTTAGTAGCATAGCGGATGTTTACAAACATCTCAAAAAAGCAGAAATTAACGGCAAAGCAGAACTTAACATGGAACTTAAAGACAAGGGAGCTACATAACATGACGACTCCTTTCTTAGTATTATTAGAGTCAGAAACATTACTGAATGAGTCTTCCCCTAGCATGACAAGCTCACAAATGCGGAAAGTAACCGCACTAGGTAAGTCTGGATGGGAGATTCAAAAGCGTGATAACGATAAAGTTATTATGAGTAAAGACAAAAAAGAGATGTTTGTTTATACAACCGGACAGACATTCTCTATCAATGAATCAAAAGAAGAATCCGATGTGTCTGATTTAATCGAAGCACTGGTGGACGAGGACGCCGATGAACAACTCGACGAGTCCTTTATATCTAACGCGATTAACAAGATGCGTGGCAAACCCAAGATCACCATTTATTCAAATGGTCGAGACGGTGTTATTTCTATTGCAGAGTTGAACAATAACTTATCTCTTTATCACTCAGTCAAAGGAAACATCATTCACGAGTCAAGCGCCATATCTTCCGATGCTATTGCTGATTATATAGAAACACATAAAGAAAAAGGATACCGCAAAGTAACTAACCGAGCCGACCTTATACGAATATCGTCAATGGTACTCGGTACAGCCGCTTTGGCTCTCGGTGCTGGTGTTGTGGCTGGGATTGGTGTTCGTATGATTATTAGTCTGATAGCGATGCGAGAAGAAGCACGCGCCGCAACAGTTGTTGGTGATAGTGCAGAACAAATTAAAGAACTCAAAGACCAACTAATGACACACATCGATAACACAATGTCACGTGCCAACGGGGCCATCGTTATTGATATGGATTCCATGCAAGACCAACTAGAAACCAGTTCTTCGCGTTATTCGTTATTAGGAATGATGGGGAGCCTTGGAGGGTGGAGTACGTCACGCGTACCATCTATCTCATGGGAAGGTATCAAAACAGCCGCAGGTGTCGCTGTTGGCGGCGGACGCGGATTCGTTACTAAAGGATTCGGAGGTTAATTTATGATCCTTATTGAAGAGAATTTTGAAAACATAATCACCGAGTCATCTAAGTCAGAGGGTAAAACATTTCTGGCTGGGTGTTTCATGGACTATGGAGTAAAGAACCGCAATGGTCGTTCTTATAATGAATCCGATATGCGCAATGTCGTTAATATGATTAACGAACAAGCCTCACAAGGAACGCATATTCTGAGTGAATTAGACCATCCTTCTGTACTGGAAGTCAAACTAAAGAATGTTTCTCACCGTCTAATGGAAGCAAAGATAGACGGAAACCAAGTATGGTGTAAAGCAGAAGTTCTACGCAAGCACCCCAATGGTGCCATTCTGGGTGCATTGATCGACGAAGGTGTAAGGGTGGGTATGTCGTCTCGTGGTTCCGGTCAAGTCAATGAAAACACAGGTGAAGTCAAAGACTACCGATTTGTCTGCTGTGATGCTGTTGCTACACCATCATGCCGTTCTGCATACCCTGAAACTATTCAAGAACAGCTTGAGTTTTATAAGAAAGGGGGTGTAATCACTGATCTAGCCGAAGCACAAATACATGACCCAGTAGCACAAATGTACTTTCAAATCGAAATGCGCAAGTTTATCAATGAAACATTTAACCGTTAATTGTAAATAAAGCATACATTGACGACTAAATAACAGAAATTACTTATCAGGAGCTAATCAATGAGTCTTAAACACCTAATGGAGTCCACTCTACTGACCGACGAATCTAAAACTGTTCTTCGTGAAGCATGGGACGTTGCGATCCAATCCAATCGCGCCGAAGTAGAAACCGAATACGCGACTAAGCTAAACGAAGCAGTTAAAACTATCTCCGATGATTCCGTCAAGATGGTGGAAGAAGCTGTATCCGACGAGCTAGAAAGCATTGCTGAACAACTAGCCGAAGCGCAATCGCTTGAATTAGTGTATGCCGAAAAGCTAGAAACCTTCAAAGAGTCTTATGCCGAAAAGCAAGAAGAACAATTGAAGGCTATGGTTAATGAATCAGTAGAAGCAGAAATGTCAGAACTGAAAGAAGACGTTGCTTATGCACGTAAGCATCAGTTTGGCGTGAAGATGTACGAAGCATTCCAGCCTGTATATGAGCAGATGTTTGGTTCTTCTGAGATGGATATTCACCAGAAGCTTCAGGAAGCAACAGAAGAAGTTGCTGCTCTTCGTCGTGACAAGATCATGAACGAACTCCTAGAGAACGTGGCTGGTGATAAGCGTGGTGTTGTGTTAACCATTCTTGAAGGCGTTAGCACTGATAAACTTGAAGCCAAGTTTGAATCCATCCGTCCGGTTATTATGAAAGAAGCAGTAGAGAGTAAAGAAAAACCCCTCGAAGAATCCACGAATGGTGATGTCGCTGCCGTTGGTAAGGTTGTTCTTGAATCCCAAGAAGAAGCTTTAGAAGAATCAAGTAAATCAACAATTGACCCAACCGCTGATCGTATTGCTCGTTCTTTGCAAGTTGCTCGCGGTAACAAATACTAAAAAGTATTTGTTTTATAAATAAAGCTATCAAAAACATTCTAGGAGTAATTTAAATGGCTGAAGATACAAAAATCAAATCATGGGGCGAATACAAAGACGCGATGCTAGAAGGTCTCGATGGTCGTGCTCGTAAGTATACCGCTCAATTGATGGAAAACGTACACGGCGAGAACGCTAAGACGATTGGTGATGCTAAAGAAGTCAATAGTATCGTTACTGAATCTACCGCCGTTGGTTCTACCGTGACCTCTAATATCTCACGCTACGACATGATGTTCATGCCGTTGGTTCGTCGTGTAACCCCCGCACTATTGGCAATGGACTTAGTTGGCGTTCAGCCGCTCCCTGGCCCACAGGGTATCGTCCGTACCATTCGTCATCGTTATTCCGAAGCAACCGATGAAGCGGGTGTTCCGGTTGTAACCGCTGGCGATGAAGCGTCCGGCATGAACGTCTATGACAAGTATTCATTGCTTGCGCGTGGCGATGACTATGATGCGGTTGACAATCTTGATCCGTATGCACAAACCGTCTATATGGAAGGTAATCGTGGTAAGTCACTTGATCTTGAAGTTGTAACTGATCGTGTTACCCCTAAGAGCCGCAAGCTGAGTGCTGCATGGTCTCTTGAAACCGAAGATGATCTGCAAGCGCTTGATGGTCTGGATGTAGAAAGCGAACTAACTGCTTCTTTGTCTGATGAGATTCTTCGTGAGAAAGACCGCGAACTGATCGATAACCTAACTGGGCTGGCTGGTACTGTTGAATCTTTTGACTTTATTAACGTAGATGGTCGCTATGCTGGTGAGAAACTTGCTGCCCTGTTGATTCAAGTTGATAACCTTTCCGCTCAGATCGCAATGAAAACCAAGATGTCTGGTGCTACCTGGATGGTTGTTGGTCAACGTGTATTCACCGCCATGAAGCACGCGTCTAACAGTTCTTTCATTCCGGCTAACAACGGTGAACTGCAAATCAGTTCTAGTCTCTTCGTTGGCACCTTCGGTGCTGGTGTAAGTGTCTACGTTGACCCGTATGCTGATGGCGATACCATCCTTATGGGCCGTAAAGGTTCCGGTGATCTTGATGCTGGTTTCTTCTATCTTCCTTACATTCCATTGCAATCTAGTGGTGCTGTACGAAATCCCGAGACGGGTGATCATCGCGTGATGTTGCGTACTCGTTACGCTCTCTACGCTGCTACTGATTCTGCTAACTCTCTTGGTGATGCACCTGATCACTACGCCCGCATGAGTGTATCGAATCTTGCTCTTGGCTTTACTAATTGATTTGAATTTAACAATCAATGACCTACGAAACCCCTCTTCGGAGGGGTTTTTCTTTGCCTGTAATAAAGTTGAACATATACACGCACATATGACATAATGAGATTAGTAACCAACATTCGACCATAAATAATCAAACAGAGGATTACACTCATTATGGAATTTGACTCAAAAGAAAAAATATTATCTTATCTTAAAAAGGCCAAAGCGTACTCTCACATCAAACGATACCCACGATACGAACCTGTTGTTTCTATGGTGATGGACGAAACGCAATGGCTTCCTCCTCATGCAACTCTCGCATTCCGCATTCAGAAATTCATTGCAGAGGTAGAATCAAATCCTTTATGTCCTATATGTGGTGATGATCGTGGGTTACAGGCGGAAGGAAACTCATACAAAGAAACGTGTGGTGATGCTCTATGCGAGAAAACAAAACGCAATAATGAGAGTATCACCACATCACAAGAAAAATATGGTGTGGACTATCCAAACCAAAACCCAGACATGTATCAAAAAGTTCGGGATGGATGTATTAAAAAATATGGAGTTTCTTCATACACCAAAACAGAAGAGTATAGAATTCACTGTAAAAACAATCCACCGAGCAAGGAACTCATTGCCCGTAGGCGTGATGGGGTGATTAAGGCATTCGCTGAACGAAAAGATGAGATCATCGAATCTCGCAGAAAAGGAACGATGGAAAAATACGGGGTTACTAATACATCAAAAATCCCAGAAGTAATGCAGCGAGTAATGAAAACACAGAAAGAACGATATGGTTCTGCGTATCTGGCGAGTGACGAGTGTAAATTAGACAGAGTTAATGCATTCGGTGTTGAAAACTATTTCCAGACCGAAGAATTTAAAGAGAACTTGAAGAAGAAAAACCTTCTTGAGATTAACACCGAACATCATCTACAATCCCCTTACGCATTTGAAAAGCTATCCGATTCTGATTGGTTGATGGGAGAGTACGAAACAAGAACGATTGTCTCGATTGCTGATGAAATTGACACCACCCCCAGCACGGTATGGCGTTACCTTGAAAAATATGGAGTGACGGAATCAGCACATGGGAATGATAAAGTGTCACAGGCCGAGCGTGACATTATAGAGTTTATAGAATCATATGGGTTCGTCACTGTATCTTCTGACAGGGCTACTATCGCACCATACGAACTCGACATCATTATCCCTGACAAGAAGGTAGCAATCGAATTTAATGGAATTTTTTGGCATTCTGAGAAGTTCCGAGATCGAGATTTTCACCAGAAGAAATCACTAATGTGTATGGAACAAGGGATTCTTCTCATTCATATATGGGAAGATGATTGGTGTGATTCGAGTAAGCGTGCAATCATAAAGAACAAAATCCTCAATAAACTAGGGATTGGTGATCGAGTGTTCGCTAGGAAATGCACTATCCATCACCCATCACCCGAAGAAGTGCGACTGTTTTATAACACAAACCATGTCCAGGGATTCGTTCGTGCAACGACCCATATAGGACTGTGTTACAATGGTGCTATGGTTGCCTGTATGTCTTTGCTGAAAAAGAGCGATGGTGTATGGGATTTAAATCGGTTCGCCAGTTCAATGAGTGTGGTAGGTGGTTTTTCTAAAATAATGAAGAATTTTCAAAGAAACAATGAATGGTCGTCGATTTTTACGTTTGCCCATTTGGACTATTCGCATGGAAAATTGTATGAATCTACGGGGTTTGAGAAGACCAAGATTACCTCTCCTGGTATGTGGTACACTATGGGGTCAACGCGATTGCGCCGTGAACGCTTCATGAAACATAAACTCCATGTGATGTTGAAGAACTATGACCAATCACTAACAGAAAAGCAAAATATGAATAATCACGGCTACATGCAATTGCATGATGCTGGGTCTATTAGGTATGAGATGAAGAATCCACATATTGTATGATACAGAACACGCACATATGACATAATGGTATATAGTGATGTGACTACTTATTAACAGAGAAAAAAGATGCCTAGAGTTCATGAACTACCCACAACACCGTTCGCCTGTATGTCATTGGGAGAAATACAAACATATCTCATGAACATGAAGAGAGTTGTGTACTCCAACGCGAACGGGCGTGATGTGTTGTTAGATAGAATCAAGGAATTAATACCAGACATTGCGATGGTATGGGGCAATGAAGTACCAACGATCATATACACCATATGCGTGAGAGAAGGTCGGTGGGATAGAGAATCGTTTCCTGTATGTCAAAATGCGGGGTGTTCTGATTTCGTAAAAATACGCAATGGGAACAAGGGGTTTTCTTCTACGTGTGATAATGTTACATGTTATTACAACAATCGAACCAACCGAATGAAAGAATGCAATAAAGAAAAATATGGAGTTGAGTACGTAGGCCAACGAAAGGATGTAATTGAAAAACGCAAAGAAGCACTTAATAGTAGATCGACAGAAGAGGTCTTCAATGCAAACGAAAAGAGACTGTCTTCCATCGAGGATAGGTACGGAGCCAATGCTTGGGACATCTTTAGAAAAAAAGCTGCTAATACGAACCTGTTGCGTTATGGGGTAAAGAATGCGATGCTTGATCCTGTGATTGCGAGAAAAGCCGCTGATACGAGAAAAGCAGCACATGGTGGCATGGAACCTATTCAAACTAAAGAGGGATATGAGAAATGGGCAGCACCCCAGAGAGCTAAGAATAATGGGTTACTTGCGAGCCAAACCGACGCACACCGGAAACAACTCATAGAATCCAATATCAACATGTCGGACGAAAGGAGAAAGCGCGCCTCTACATCACATCGAAATCGATGGAGTGAAAAGAACCAACTCCCAGAAGAATACACGATGGCACACGAAAACGAACAATTCGTCGAGCAGATATACAATGAATTTGGTGCGAATCGTGCAGCAGATATGTGTGGTGTCGATGTGAGTAGCTTCTATGAAATATTAAAACAACATAACATCGAACTTGTACATAACATCGGCGGGCCATCGCAACCGGAAAAAGAAATCAGATCAATAATAGAAAACTTTGGTCTCACCGTGGAACCCAGCAATCGAACGATACTCGATGGATATGAGATAGATATTTACATCCCAGAGAAAAACATCGGCATCGAGTACCATGGTCTTTACTGGCATTCATCTAAATTTGTACATGATTACACCTATCATAAACGGAAACAAGATATAGCAGAAAGCAAAGGAATACGATTGATTCAGATATTTGAAGATGAATGGCTGAGTCGTCGTGAGGTAGTCAGTGACCGCATCAAATACATGATAGGGGAAACCGACAGACAGCGTGTATTTGCACGAAAATGCTCTTTATCTAAAGTATCACACGAAGATGTACAGTGCCTTTATGAAAGTAACCATATTCAGGGGTCTGTCGGAGCTACCGTTCATTATGGGTTGATGTACGAAAATAAACTAATAGCAGCCATGAGTCTACTTGATAAGGGTGATGGACTATGGGATTTGGTGAGGTTTTGTACGTCGCATGATGTGGTGGGTGGTTTTAGTAAATTACTCAAGAAATTTATACGAGAGAACAAACCAACCTCGATCATCTCATTTGCCGACAGGCGGTGGAGTTCGGGAGGCGTGTACGTAGCGAATGGGTTTACTGAAGTAATGAGAACAAAACCAAATTATTCCTACATCAAAGGAAAACAGCGAGTACGAAAAGAGCATTACCGCCATGCACGAATGGCAGTCATGGATAATTTTGACTACGACCCATCCCTGAGCGAAACGCAGAACACCGAAGCAAACAACATTTATCGAATTTACGATGCAGGAAAATTGAAGTATCGCATGGACTGTAGTAGCCTGTGATGATGTTTCCTAAAACTAACAAAGGGCTTTTGTCGTGAAAAGTAAGAAACCACATATACGGAAAATTGATGATGCGCTCTGGTTTTGTCACCATCCAGACGAAGATATAGACTTCGACCGAACAGGAACAGGAACAGGAAACACACCGTTTTCTGCGTATTATGATTGGTTTTCAATGACCGTAACGGCGAACGATACAACATCAACGAGTACCACCGTAATCCACAGCGAGCGATAGGACGAATGTCTATGGTGATCGCCATTATAACCACAGTATCAATCGGTTCACTTGCTGTCTACGTTTTATAAGGAGAAGGTAATATGATGAATAATTCAGAAAAGCGTTAGAGGTTAGATATGGCGGTAAATACGATGATTTGTTGGTATATATCGAACAACGATCATCGGAAGGCCATTTTGATTGTCAACTGGACTACGTGGATGATGAAGAAAATCGA